CTGCAGCGTTATATGATGGCACTTCACACCATACTAGGTCACCTATGTTGTATGTAAAGTTACCTGGTACGTCAATGTCCATAGAGAAATAATCTCTTGTTGCTTCTGATAGGTTTTGTTTTGCTGTCATTCTAGGATCTAATTCTGTGCCTTCACTATTGAATACATGATTTGCTTTAGTAGCAGGTACAACAAACACACGAGCAAAATAATCATCCATATACTTACGATTGTTAGCACTTGACGCCTTGGTCAGTTTACTAGCATGTAGTCTATTGATCTGGTGTTTATTTGTTGAACCATATGATTTGTCATCTACTGTATAGTCATCATCAAACTCAGCAGGACCAGGTGGCATGATACCTTGATATACTGTGCCAGCACCTGTCGGTGCGTCTATGTGTAATGCCTGTTCATAATAGTTTGTGTATGATGTACGGCTCTTTATAAATTTCTTATCTATTAGGTCATGTGCATAGGTCACACTACCGAACATGCCTCGTCTTGTATTTTTTAACGTGTTGTATGAGTCGTTAAATGAAAATGAATATGGTTTAGTTATAGGCGACTCTGACTCAACGTCTGGTGTACCAAAGTTAGGATTAAACGCTGACAATAGGTCTATAAAGGCAACAAATGGTCTGTTACGTGTGTTGTCACCACTCTCTCTATACAATGATTCTAAACATCTAAAATGAAAACCTCTATTGTTTTCATAGAACATATAATCAGGTGTTTTGAAATTGATTGGTTCTGACATATACGTCATGTGCCTTACTGCCTCAGCAGGTCTGCAATTAGGAAACGTGTATTTGTACACGCCTTTTGTAGGGTCAATGAATACGTCTTTTTTAGAATTAAGTAAGGTCTTATCTGTTTTGAAAATCTTATCAACCATCTCTCCATATGAACCTGATAATGATTTTGATACACGTAATCGCTCATTTCGTATTGACTCAATTGATGTAAAGAACAAGGCAACTGCTTGTGTGTTTTGTGTTGATCTTACTGATCGTTTTTCATATACTTGAAATCTGTGGTTTGTGGCGTTCATTTCTTCATCGCCTTTTGCGTCTATAGGTGTTCTAAATTTAAACTCTAAAAACTCGTTACCTATGATAGGCAACTTATTAACTGCACCTACGCTGTCAAAGAACATAAGGTTGCCTGATAGAAATGCTGAATCTAAATCTTGGTAGACGTTGACCACTGCTGTCATACCTGATATTTCTAACTGCGAACCACCGTAACTGTAAAGTATTATCTCACCTGCTCTGAAATCGCCAGGGTATCTGTTGTTCAGGTCATCATATTTGGGAGCTGCCTTATCGGCCATCTTATCCTCCTATCAAGGTTTTAAATTCTTGTGTAATTAGTTCTAAAAATTCTGGTTTGATTAATTTGATCCTTGCCTTCTTATTTTGTACTCTTAATTCATACTCGTAATTAGAAACAGACGTAGCACCTGACACGGTGCTGTTTACCTCTATCATATGTGAGTCGTCAAATGAAGATGTAGAACCAGAAGACTGAGCAACTTCGTAATGATGTATGCCATTAGGTGCATTGTACTTGTCATTTACATATTGCTCAAACTGTGCTTGAGGTAAAGGCCAATCGTAAAATCTATCTTTGACTTTGTTGAATAATAATATTATCCAATAATATCGTTGATCGCCATAAAACTGCTCTGATACTGACTCTGGTGTGTCTTCACCACCTATATCATATAGGTCAAATAGAGCAGCCGTTTCACTTAATCCTTCTTTAATCTGTACACGTCTTAATAGGTTTGTGACTAACTTGAAATCACCTTTGCCTACTGCGTCATAGTAGATTTTAGGAAAGTTCTCAAAATATGATGGCATTATAATCCTTTCGTATCTCTAGTTGACGGTGCATTGCTTGCTGATAATCTTAATGCGTTGTATCGTTTTCTTTCCATTAGTTCTAGTTCTCTAAAACTTAACGTTGCGTCTATTGACACAGGATCACCACTAGGGTGTGTACTAAATTTGTCTGAACCGTAGTCTATATCAACACCTGTACAAGCACACAATCCTATTTGATCTATGTATGGGTTGATTGCTGTACCTTTCATAAATCTAATTACAAATTCATGTGGTACCTTGTAGGCAGCAATACTACTACCATCGCCATATCTTTCAGGCAACATAGCGTCTTTGATAGCATGTAATATCTTATTAACCACATCTGATTCTTCTTTACTACGTGGTGTAAATTTAAATGTAAAACTAAAACTTCTATAATCTATGCCATTGAATATCATCTCTTGCATGGCTGCTGGGGCAATACCTGTTCTACGTTGTAAGGCTGCACCTGAACCTGCTAATAGACCACCAGTAGCAAATGAACCTACACCTGATACTCCTTTACCTACTTGAGCAGCAACTGACATTAAATCTGCACCAAAGAACCCACCTTTTGAATTGAGTGCGTCTTTTAGTTTTGCCATTGCACCTGTTATCATACCAACCTCTTCAGCACCATAATCGGCTGCTAAATTAAATTTAAGTGTTTGTGGCATGTATATTGCAATTGTATTTTTTATATTTCTAGCAGAACCTTTACCTGTAGGTATACCGAAAGCTATATTACTTGTACCTTCACCAAAAAATCTATTTGCACCGTACACGACTTTGTTAAGGTTATCTCCTCTTTTTGTTAAGTATTGATTACCTACTGTTTTACTACCACCGCCATCTTCAGCAACACGTTCTATAATATCAAACAACATGTAATGCTCTTGGTCTTCATGGTTTATAGGGTACACAAAAAAGTTATTGCTCATTGAGTGTCTTGTTGATGAGTAATCTGCATTACCAGGGTTGTAATTAATAACACCTGCTTTACTTGCTATCGTTCTAAATGATGGTATATTACGACCTTGTAAAACGTTGCCTTTGTTCTTCAGGCCGTTGATTAGTGTTGTTAGTGCTTTAAATGCTTTCATATTAATATTTATCTATGTTATCCTATGTTAGAGTAATCTCCTACGGTAGGATCTGAATTTTTTGTACCTATATTTGTTGAACCGTATTCAGTTTTATTTGTGCTAGATGAGTTATCAACATTGTTTATAATTGTGTTACCAGCAGCACCCTCACCTATTGTAATTTTGTCTATTTTGTCTGCCTTTAATTCGTTTACTTTGTCTATTTTCTTTTGTGCTGTATTCTCTATAAGACCTAAATCGTCATGTGCTTCCATTGTAGTAGGTCCGTCTTTATCGCCGCCTGCAAGATACTTAGCAGTTTTCTTCTTATCTACAAGACCAAATGTCATACCTGATAAGAACCCAGCAAAACCTGCTGACGCTTTATCTCTAAAAGATATATCTTCACCTTCTTCTTTGTCAAGTAAATCGCCTGTTTGTGCAACGCCTTTGGCAGCGTCAAATATACCCATCACGGCCGCAATAGGTAAAAATACACGACCACCTATTCTAGCAGCAGTACCTGCTACTTTACCTGCTACCTTGGCACCTTTTTTTAAATTGTTCTTAACAACTGTACCTGTTTTTACTTTAGTCTTTTTTAAATCTTTTTTATCTGTACCTGTAGTTGTTACTGCTTTCGTGCCTGAACCAGTAGCAACTGCCTTTGGTGTTGTGCCTACAGGTCCTTTAGGTGCCTTTGGTGGTAGACCTAACATACCTCTCATTGAGCTTGCAAGTGTACTACCTAATCCTGTGATTGAAGATGTAATTATGCCACCTAAACCTGTCAAGGCAGCAAGAGGTAATAATGCACCACCTATGCCTTCAAAGAAACCTTTGTCGTCTTCTTTTTTACCACCTAATAATTCGTTTGTAAGTTTTTGTTCTTCGTAAATCTTTTCTAATAAACCTGATGATGTATCAAATTGTTTATCTGACTCTCTCTCTTGTTCAGTTGCGTCTTCACTATCTGCAAGACCACTATCAGCAGTATCAGGCATGAGATCCATACCTAACGACCCAGCACTTGCGTCTTTTGCTATTTCTTCTCTACCACCTTTTGCACCTGCTGATTTACCACCGCCTTGTTTTAAAGAACCTTTTGTTTCTTTTCTACGTAATTGTCTTTTAGCAGATATACCTCTTTGCTCTGCTCTTTCCTCAGATTCAATTGCTCTTTCTATTCTTTTGCCTATGATAGGTACATTTGTAAGACCTATACGTTTAGCAAGTTTAAGTGGTTTTAATTCTTTCTTAAAATCTCTAAATGACAATGATAATTTAGTTGACAGCCCTAATACTTTCTTTAACTCAACATTCGTTTTACCTACAGTTTCTTGGATATATGCAAGTTCTTCCTCTGAAATGATACCTTTCTTAAATAGGCCTTCATACTCTTTGATTGTTTTTTCTGTTGTTTGTTGTTGAGTTTTTGCGTCATCAAAATCCATACCTTTCAAAGAGTCAAGTTCAACAACAGAATAATCTATTACAAAGTTGACTATCTCTTGTCGTATTTCTGCGTCATTCAGCTTTGCCTGACTCGTGTACCCAGCAGACCTCTCTAATTGAGATTGGTACTCCTGTAACGAGTCAGATATAGCAAACTTAGGATCAGATTCATCTTCTTTTTGTCTTTTTAGAATCGACTTAAAGTTCTCTGCTTTTGCCTTTTTAAAGACTTTAGATTCTGCTGGTGTTGCCATTATTCTTTATTCTTAACCTTTGATGGTTTACCATTTACATATATTGCGAACCAACCTGCACCAGCCCCAACGACTACTGACACTAACCCTGCCTGTGCATTGTTAGGATTCTCTAACATCATAAACCAATTGATTACATCTAAAAATGCCCAACCATAAGCAAGCATTAATAGTCTTGGTACTAATCTCCAGTTTGACATCAATTCAGGTATCTCTACCTCAATAAAATGCCATAGTGATTTAACACCATATTTAAACCCTAGCCAACCTGTTGTTAGCATATTTTTTAAAAAGTTCATATTATCTCCCTCTTTGTTTTTCTCTTATTTTCTCGTTTTCTTCACGTATATGCTGTAACAATAAGTCAACATATATTTCCCTCTCCCATGGTAACATTCCTTCAAGGTCACCTAATGAGTATTTATGGTATTGCATTAAAGCAAAGTTTGTCCTATAAAAACTCTCTAGGCTCTCATGTAAGAGGGTAACTGAAAAAAATCAGAAGCCCCTTGTAATAACATCTCATGCTCTACACCTGATTTAGGGTTCTTGTATTTGATTGTATGACTTATGATAGGCAACGTTTCAAAAAAGTCTTTTAGTTTTTTGAATTGTGGCATAGTCAAGTTGTCAACAAACTGCTCAAGTTCTTTAGGTTCAAGGTCTTTTGTTTCAAACACCTCATCACCATTGTAAATCTGAGCAATACAATCCCTCATCAAATTAACTGTAAGGTCAATAATAGTCTTCTTATCTGACACTTCAATTATAGTAGGCACTTTCATTATAACACCGTACTCTTTTGTAAAAGGTATATGTGTTTTCACCTCTTTACTAAAGTCTGGTTTTACACTTTCAATATTAAAATCATAATCTACAATCTGTGTTTCATCATCTGGACATTTTAGTTTAAGTTGTACAGTTTCACCTATTGACTTTGATCTTATGTTTAACCATAACCATTCAAAATCGTAAACTGGTAACTTTGTAACATCAATACCATCTGTCAATACACAAGTTTGAACAGTTTTGATTAGTGTATCAACCATCTCCTGTTCTACATTGTTCTCTACAGACATCAATAAAATCTTTTCTTCTTTTACTAAAAATGGTCTGTACTTTACCTTTGCACCGTTTGACAACATCAAGTCATGCTCAGGCGTCTTCATAAAATTAAGCATTATTTACTCCTTTAATATAATATATCACGTATAATTTTAGGGTCTGGTAGACCTTTCGGGAACACACGCCCTCCCGTTACTCGCCCAATAGGCAAATTTCTTCTTAACTTTTCATAGACCTGTCTACCTGCTCTACCTATCTCGTTACCTATACCGAATGGTAAGTTATCTAAAAAGTTAGTTTGTAGTGCTGTAGTGTTTGATCTATATTCTAATCTATTTTTTTTGTGTCTTCTATTCTCTACATCCATACCTTGTCTTAAATAGTTCCATGCTGATGTAGCATAGTTTCTGTATGTAAATGTTACACTTGTTTTTACTATTTGATTTTGAGCGTCATATGACAATGGTGTAGAAGCAATAGTTTTAGGCCATACTTCGTACATCTGTACCTGATATGATGTGAAACCAGATGAGTCACCTAAACTCTTACGTATTTTTTCTCTATCTTTTACTGCGTCACCTGATGGCTCAAAGTTAGCAAGGGCTGCTGTAAATGATTTATGTAATGGTGTAATCGTAATCATACATGGTGTAGCATAGTCATCATAGTAACCTACATTGTGAGTAATAGGATCTACGATAGAGTTTTGCCATGCCTCAAAATATAATCTTTCATCATAGTTAACACTTGTATAAAATTCTAATGTGACCTCTTCAAAACTAACGTTCTTTGCTATCGCTCTTTTAGGACCATAGTATGTTTCGTTTACATCATCTGTAATTGTTTTACCTGGTAATGATACGTTAGAACAGAATAGATCCATTCTTAATTGTAAATTGTCTTTTATTGCACCTGCTAGTCTACCACTTTTCTGTAATCTCGCTGCTGCTTTCTTACCACCTGTAGGGTCTGAATAGATATAATCACGTGGCAATGCTTTACTTTGTGGTCCGTCAATCGTACACAAGAATTGTGTAGGTCTAGCCAACCCACCTGCCTGTGTTAGACCTGATCTAAATTCATTGAATACAGAATTGTAATTAGATGATACATTGTTGTATGAAAATCTTTTATTTGCTTCTTTTGTATTAAATTGTGGTTTACTAGGTGGTATACCTAATCGTATATCCATGTCACCTATTCTTTTACCTATACTAATTAATGACATTAAATAAATCTCCTACTATCTGCATAAACTTGTCCTACAGACGCCTTTTTAAATCTTTGTACAGGTAGATAAATTGCTGTTGCAGCCTCGTCAGCATTTATTCTTAAAAAACCTGTCTGTACATATGAGTACAAATATTTCTTTATTGTTGGTTTTACTATTTTTACATTCTTTACATCATCATAGGCAACTTCAAATCTTGTATTCTTATCAAATCTTCTATCAGACGCTGTTGCCTGCATACGTTCTAATAGTTTAAATCTCAATAACGGTGGTAGATAGTGAAAGTTCATACCCATAAACCCACCTGATATTGGTTCTAACGGCAACACTAATGGGAACACATCATAGTAAGGTAGTGTTTTTCTTAATTTAGGATTATACCCAAATAAGTTTAATCTACCTACACTAGGACGACCATTTAGTTTGTTTTGTCTAAACAATTGTCTAGCAGTTGTACCGCTTGCTATCTTGTTTACTTGCGTTCTATACCAAGTAGCAGATTTTTCAGCGTCTCCTGCTCTTTGTTTGATTGTATCAAATACACTTGCCATACTACTATTTATGTTGATAATAAATAGATTCTATGAAGAAGTTGAAGAATCCAGATAAACGCCCTTATTCAGGTAAATACAAACCACTCAACCCACAGAAATACAAAGGCAATGTAAGCAACATTATTTATAGGTCTAGTTGGGAGAAACGTTTTATGATTTATTGTGATAAAACTAGGGCTGTAATGGAATGGGGTAGTGAAGAAATAGCAATATATTATCGTTCAGTTGACAATAGGCCACATAGATACTATCCTGATTTTTATATGAAAGTTAGACAATCAGACGGCACATTTAAAAAGTTTGTTGTAGAGATTAAACCTAAAGCACAAACACGTAAACCTAAAAAACCTTTACGTGAAACTCGTACCTATAAAAATGCGTTGATTACTTATGAGAGAAATAGAAGAAAGTGGTCAACGGCGTATGCTTGGTGTATAAAACGAAACATGAAATTTCTGATACTAACCGAAGACCACTTAAAGACTTTTTAGATTAACTTATTACTTTTCTTTACATTGAAAGTGGCGTCAATCAATTCACCATTATCTAAAGTGTGTGTACCACCTTTATCTTTAGGTATTACAGCGTCACCGTGCCACTTCGTAAAGTCAGCAATCTCGTTAAAAGGTATTTCTTTTTTAGTTCTAGTACATTTACCTTTTTGTCTTTCCCACATTTTTACTTTATCATCATATGAAAAATAATCATCTGGATCTTCTTGTTGTACTAAAATCTTATCAGTAAAAGCATTGTCTTCAATTTTATCTTTTACTAATTTCTGTCTGTACACTCTAAACTCATCACCGATCTTTCTAGTTAGAGTTTTGAAGTTGTACTTTTCTGTATCACCTTGTTTAGGTGAATCGTAAGTTGTTTTTTCATCAGCAAACATCTTACCAGTTGTTTCTAACCATAACTTGTAAAAGTCATTTGGTTTCTCTATTTTAACATTCTGCATTTTATAATCGTATGAAATACAAAAATAGTCAAATATAGAATTACTTGATTTCTTTAAGTTAGCAGTACCGACCTTGATAGTATCAAGTACTGTATTCAGCACTCTATTGAATTTACTATCTGTTTTACCAGGTCTTACTATTTTGTTTGCCTCACCAGTAGGGGACATGTAAACTTTATCTAAAGTCTTTTTGTCTGTAGTGTTGTAAGCAGCGTAAGCAATACACTTAGCAATAAACTCGTCTGCCTTTAAAACTATAAACTCTTTGTTCTTTACAAAGTTCTTTAAAGACTTTTCAAATGTATTTCTTTTATCTCTTACATACTGAGCAATCTTACTAGGATATGATTGTCTGATCTGTTGACCATTCAATGGCACACCATCGTTAACGTTTCTGAATAATACAGGTAAGTTAATCTTTTGTATTTCAGTATAAATCGCAAATGATAATTCTGAATTGTTTAATTTATCTAAAAGCAACTTGTTTAGAGTTTTGTTTTTATTCTTACCAGGTTTAACTGATACAATACCTTTTAATGTTTCATAGTCACCACTAGGTACTATAATCTCGTTATCTGCAAAGTTTCTTAATGAGATTGATCTATTGTTACCGTCAACTGATACGTATAAGTAACCTTCATCTTTTAATTGTTTAAAGTACTCAATAGAGTCATCATCAATACCAATGCCTTCGTTATAGTCTAAAGCAGCGTCTATGTCAACTAAAATAAAAGGTGACGGAGCACTACCGAATAGAATTGATTTAATGAATTTTGATTGTTGTCTTTTGTCCCATCTACTTTCTTTGTCTGTACCGACTTGAAATGATGGATCAAGTTTGATTTTGCCTTGTTTTTTAAGTTCAGTAAACTCGGCAACTGTCATTGTTTTATTGTTATATTTCATTGTTCTCCTTTGTTTTATACTCTATCAGTATATCAGAAAACAATGCTTTTGTCAAGCGTTATTTTGGTGTAAAATAAGAACAAAACGTGAACATTTAGTAGGGTGGCCCGAAGGCCACCCCTATTTGAGAAAGTGAGAGAGATAGATTATGAATCGTCTTCAGCTAGTTTACTAAAGTACGAAAGGTCATCGCTTCCGTTAGACGATTCAACTTTCTCTACCGAGTTGTTAGAAGACGTTGGTATGTCGTTACTGACAGGTGGGAGGTCAATATCCTCTACTGACTCGGTACTTCTTTGTCCAGTAAGTGTCTTATTCAGTTTCTCTTTGAGTTCGTCATAAGACTTAAAGTTACTTGGATCAATGAAGGCTTTGAGAGCGTATTGAGATTGCCAAATCTTGTTAATCTCATCATCAGTATCTTTTAATTTACTGACTGGCTCAAATTCTGATTTATCATAATTCCAGTAGCCATCTACCTTTCTGATTTTTAGTTTAAAGTTTGCACCTTCCCAAAAATCAAATGGGTTAACAGCCTTTTCATCTTCAAATGCTGGGTTCATTGCTTCAGTAATCTTATCAAAGATTTTCTTACCGAATTTAAACAAGAACACCTTGCCTTCATTCTCTGGATGTTTAGGATCAGATACTACAAAGATATTAGAATAGTAAGATAACTTTCTTTTTCTCTTTCTAGCAATTTCTTTATCGGCTTCTATGCCTGTATTCCACAACCT